TCGCACAACACAAAAAGCAATTGATGCTAGTACTGGGAACTTCCGAGATCTTGAGGTCTGCAAGGTGTGTATGAATAGTAAAGCCCGCTGTGTGTGTGCTCCGATAGATTTGGATTCACAAGCAGATGACGTGCCTGCTAATGCATTCCTGTGGTGTCTGGCCCGTTTTTGGGCAGCTTTTGGTGTGTCATATTGTTTGTGGTACAGTATCTTCTACTTGTTGGCTGCAGCTGTGTGTTGTTGCCGAAATGTTGTAATGTTCCATCGATTTGTACGCTTGTTTTTGCGTGGAATGGACTACGCCGCTGCTACACCTGGTCAAGCTTTGTATGTTTATCAGCAAGCTTTGACTCTGCGTCCTACTCCCCAAATTATGAAGCGAGTTGGGCTTGCCGCGGGCCTTATTATCGCATGGTGGAAACTCTCGGGCTATTTAGTTCCAAAAATGGATGAACCTATTGTTGATACGGTAGTGAAACCTGTTATTGTCACTAGGCGGTCTGATGAGGGCTCCGTGCACAAACTCCCATCTGAAGATGAGGGTGAGGATTGCGTGGATGCCGAAGCAACCTTGGTAGTCCAGGGTAATGTTTTGCCTGATCCCGTTGGTATTGTGCCTGAACCTGATGTGGATGGTCGTGTCAATGTGTGGTACAAAGAGGATTATGAGACAACAACTTTTGATACCAGTGAAGCTACACGATCGAGCCTTGGACTATCACACCATCAAATGGAAGAAATAGTGGCAAGGAATTGTGTGTTTCTCAAATCGAGGTTAGAGAACGGCAAAATGCGACTTGCTCGAGCTGTGTGCGTGGGTGGTCACACTTATGTTACTGACAACCATTGCTTTCCTGATACAGATACTTTTCAATTGACTGTCATCCAAGCGAGCAACGTCGATGGTGTAGTTCCAAATGTTACATTTGTTGTTGATCAGCGCGATATCAAGCGTTTTCCACATCAAGAAATTGCTTTTTTGTGCATAAGGAATCTTCCACCAAAGAAAAACATCACGAAGTACTTTCATGAGCCAACATTCCGTGGGGTCCATTCAGGTCTCTATATTATGCGAAACTTAGAAGGAGGTATTAAGAAGATGAACGTTGACAACATTCACATGCAATTGGCAACGGTTGCTTCCCTGGAAGAGCCCCTTGACGTATGGTGGGGTAGTGTGCCCAAAGACACCTGTCAGGGAGATTGTGGAGCTGTTTTGGTTACCCACTCACCAGTAGGATTTGTGATTCTAGGAATTCACCTTTTGGGTGGAAAGATGAACTGTGTGGGTGCCAATCCACTTACGCGACCTTTTGTTCAGCGTGTTTTGCAAGAACTTGAACCACTGTGTGTGCAAGCAGGAGAACCAATGTTGAGTGCTCCTACTGCGCCACGAACGCTAGTAGAACTGCATAAAAAGAGCCCTATACGCTTCATTGAGAATGGTCAGGCAGCAGTGTATGGTTCATTTGTTGGTTTTCGAGCGGCTACCAAGTCGCGTGTGCGGGCTACCATGCTTGCGGATGCGCTAGGAAAGCGTGGATACAAGATTAATGCATACCCCCCTGTATTACAGGGATACATGCCTTGGAGGAATGGTTTGCTTGATATGACAAATCCAGTTTCAAAGATGAATCCTGCTATCCTTCGCGCGTGTGCTGACAGTTACTACAATGATATCATGAGGGCAATTCCCGCAGAGGAGTTAGCCAAGGTCAAGGTATATGATGTGGATGTTGCCATCAACGGCGCGGCTGGTGTGGCTTACGTGGATAAGATGAAGCGCACTACGAGTATGGGCGCACCATGGAACAAATCCAAGAAGTATTGTATGACTAGAGGTTCCCCAAGGAATGGATTGCAAGACCCTGCTGATGTGAATGATGAGGTAATGGAGCGCGTGGCTCATATCCTCAATGAGTACAGGGCGGGGCGTCGAGTATATCCCGTTTTTACAGGACATTTGAAGGATGAAGCTTTACCTAAGCGGAAAATTGATAGTCAGAAAACTAGAATTTTTACAGGTTCACCTATCGATTGGTCGATTGTGGTACGAATGTATTACCTATCAATTATTCGTTTGGTGCAGAATAACCGCTATGTGTTCGAAGCCGCAGTGGGAACAATTGCTCAATCGAAGGAGTGGAACCAGATGCGTGAATATTTGGTTCAGCATGGTACCAATCAGATGGTAGCTGGTGATTATCGCGCTTTTGACAAAACCATGTCGTCTTTGGTTATTCTCTACTCTTTCCATGTGATGATTTGCATTGCTCGCATGGCAGGATACTCGGAGGAGGATCTGCTTGTGATGCAGTGTATTGCGGAGGATACCGCTTTCCCGTTGACTGATTTTAATGGAGATTTGATTGAGTTTTATGGGAGCAATCCCTCAGGGCATCCACTCACTGTTATCATCAATTGTTTCGCCAATTCCTTGTACATGCGTTATGCTTTTGCAACCTTATATTCAGTTTCAATGTTGTGCTCATTCCAAACACTTGTGGCTCTTATGACCTATGGTGATGACAATGTTATGGGGGTTAGCAAAGAGGCCCCACAATTCAATCATGTCAACATTCAACACGCTTTGGGCGAAGTTGGTATCACGTATACCATGCCAGATAAGGAAGCCGAATCGGTTCCGTATGTGTCTATTGATGAGGTTTCGTTCCTCAAAAGGACGTGGCGGTATGATGATGAACTTAATTGTTTTGTAGCACCTCTAGAGGAAGCGTCTATTGAGAAGATGCTTATGGTGGGCGTGTCAAGCAAAACTGTCTGCGCTCAAACGCAAGCTGTGGATGTGGTGAATAGTGCTGTTCGGGAGTATTTCTGGTACGGAAGTTCTGTGTTCAATGATAAGCGTGAAATGCTTATGGAAATCACTGAAGAAAGCGGACTACAAGCTTACGTTACAGAAGCCACGTTTCCCTCGTGGCATCACCTGAAGAAGGAGTTCAATAGCGTGCCCGTCACGTCTATTGACTTCACGGCAGGAAAGCGGTGCTAAGGCACCGCCCCGGGGCCTTCCGGAAGGTCCCACCGAACTTCGGTTCAACAATCCAAAATCCGACGTGTATGCTAGTTACTGCTCTGACCTTTGACACAGGGAGGAGAGCGTGGAGTGTACATTTTATCTTCGCATGGGCGATCCCCGAAGTCCGTATTTACGGAAGTGTTGCTGAGACACATTTAGTCAACCCCTCCGCGTAGCCTGGGCAGGTTACGTGGTTGTAAAGTAGCTCAACAATTTTAATGAAAATGTACGTGAGGAGGGCCATCTCCAGAATTATGGCCCATGCTTCCCACTACTACAAATGCAGTCAGCAGATGTGGCAGAGGGATTACCGACATCGACGAAAGCGGAAGTCACCCAAGCCCAAACGGTTACCTTTATGGACGAGACTAGTGGTCTGTCTGTTGGGACGCCGGCACCGGATGACCATTTGGCAGAGGCGGACGCGGTAACTGGCGCAGGACTCTCTGAGTTCCTTGCGCGTCCAGTACGTGTCGCCACTTTCACGTGGAATGAATCTGATGCAATTGGAACTACTCTTTCCTCAATCAATCCTTGGCAACTCTTCTTTAATGATGCCCGAATTAAGTTCAAATTGAACAATTTTGGGTTCGTGAAGTGCAATTTGAAGGTTAAAGTCTTGATCAATGCGTCGCCGTTTTATTATGGTGCGCTAAAGATGATTTATCAACCATTACCTAACTTTACCCCTTCAACCATTCTTAATGATGCTGGAACTCGCTATCTCATACCTTATTCTCAGCGCCCTGGTTTATGGATTTATCCACAAGACAATGAGGGAGGAGAAATGGTATTGCCGTTCTTTTATCAGAAAAATTGGTTGCGCGCTCAAGTTTCACAGGATTTTGCAGATATGGGACGTCTGGATTTCATTAACTACACGCAGTTGCAGAGTGCCAATGGTGTGACAGGAACAGGAGTGACAGTGCAAGTCTTCACCTGGGCCGAGAATGTAGTGATTTCTGGTCCATCGATTGGGTTGGCCATGCAGTCGTCAGATGAGTATGGTGAGGGTGTGGTCTCTCGACCCGCCAGTGCTGTTGCCAACATTGCAGGACTGCTCAAGGGCATCCCTATTATTGGTAAATTTGCTACTGCGACTGAGATGGGTGCACGTGCAGTGGCTGGAGTTGCGAAGTTATTTGGGTACACAAATGTGCCCGTTATAGCTGACACTATGCCACTGCGCCCAAGTCCGTTTCCCCAACTGTCATCACCAGAGATTGGTTATCCTGTAGAGAAATTAACTTTGGATTCTAAGAATGAATTGAGTATTGACCCATCGGCGGTTGGCCTTCCTGGTCACGACGAATTGGCGATCGATTCCCTTATCCAGAGAGAGAGTTATCTAACTACCGCGACATGGTCGACTAGCTCGACAGTAGACACGATATTATTTTCGTCGCGTGTAACACCATTTCTTTTTGATGCTGATGGTTCTGTTGCAAACAGCAAAATGTATTTTACGCCTATTGCATGGATCGCG